GAATGGCGCGTCTCTTAAATCGATGCGTGAACAATTGGTGGGACAGGCTGATATTTCAAAGAGCAAAGCACAGTTTATTGCCGTTGATCAAGCTGGTTCGATGTTGGGACAAATGACCGCACAGCGCCATCAACGATTGGGGATTGAAAAGTTTATCTGGGATACATCGGGGGATGAACGTGTGAGAGCATCACATAGGAAACTTGACGGGAAAGTATTTTCTTATGATGCCCCCCCGGAAGTTAATGGACGCATAGTGCTTCCGGGGGAAGATTATCGTTGTCGTTGTATTGCGATGCCGGTATTTGAACAATAACCATTACTTAAAAGTTCTGAAAAAATAGAATTTGTTAGTTACTGAATCTCTTTAAGAATATAGTATAAGTTGTTTTATGATCTACATTAGAAATTAATAGTTTATTGAATTCTTCGTTATGTTCAAAAATTTCATAATCGGTATTTTGATACAAATAAATACCATAGTTAGCTTGATAATTAATTTTGGAATATGGCATATCTATGTATACTTTGAAAGTATTGTAAGTATCATCGTATTCGAAAATTATAGGAAAAACCTCTGATATTATTATTTCATTGTTTTTTTGGATTACGACTGGATACTCGTATTTTTCATTTAGCTCGAATTCTTTTTCTATCATAATTTTTTTCACAATATCAAAGTTTCTTTTTTGTGTTTCAAATGGAATTTTCGGCCTATTACTCATTTTCTATCCCTCCCTTAAACCTAAATGATACCATTAATGGTCAATATTTCAACTGAAGAAAGGAGGTGAAAACTTGAAACTACAGCGCTACGACAGGTCATATATTAAAGATTTTAGAGAAACATCAGAAGGGTATTTAACGGTCAATGTACCGATTACTCGTCCTGGTGTTTTTCCGTATCAACGACAAGACGGTACGGTCCAAATGGAGGCTAAGCTTCCAGAGGAAATTTTCAGTGACCGGACCATTTATTCGGCACGTTCTAAGCCAGTTACAGACGAACATCCGAATGAGCCGGTAACAATCGAAAACCATCAGACGTATTCCAAGGGCATGAGTCATACGGATTCACGTGTAGAGGATTTGAAGCTTTATGTGTCACTCACGGTGACAGATAAAGAGCTTATTCAGAAAATTTACGATGGTAAAAACGAAATTTCCATCGGCTTTACATCAGATGTGGTTGCTGAAAGCGGAACGTATAGCGGACAAGTTTATGAATTTGTGCAGCGTAACATTGAAATCAATCACATTGCTATCGTTGACCAAGGACGAGCAGGTCCAGAAGTTGCTATTCGTTCAGATTCAGATGCATGGCAGATTGATAGCAAAGAAAATCCAGAAGGGAGCCAAAAGAAAATGGCAAAAGTGAAAATCAAAGATACTGAGTATGAGGTGGATGAGGCAGTAAAGTCTCATATTTCAGCATTAGAAAAGAAAGCCGCTGAAAAAGAGAAGGAAAAGGAGCCGAAAGGTGATGCGGCAGATGCATTTTTAGGTCGTCTTGATGCATTACAGGCTCAGCTTGATGCTAAAAACGCTGAATTAGAAGCGGAAAAAGCAAAGCAATTAACAGGCGATGCATTAGACAAGCTTGTTACTGAGCGTGTGGAGCTTATCAGTACAGTACGACCATTGCTAGGCGATTCATTCGACTTCGTGGGTAAATCAGATCGTGAGATTAAAGAGGCAGTCATTGCCACAACTAAACAAGATTTTAAAGGTGATGGTAAATCGGATGATTATATCAACGCCTTTTTTGATGCAATGGTTGGGCAAGTACAGGCGCAAGGCTTTTCAAGCACAGGAACAAATGCTGCGTTCACAGGTGATGCAGCAGGCGATGCATCATTACAAGAAATGAAAAATCAACGCTTAAACATGCGTAAATAAGGAGGCACATACATGTCAATCACATCATATCCGCAATACATGCAACCAGCGGGTAAAGCTGGTCAATTAGCGAACTTTCAAGATCACGTAGCTGATACTTATGCTACAGAGGCGGTCGTACCATTTGGTGCTGCTGTTCAATTAAATGCAACGGGTACGGCAATTAAGCCGATTGCGGCTGCCGGAAAGGTTATTGGCATTGCATTAGCGCAAAATATTCATGATTACGTGAACAAGGCAAACGACCAAAACTATCCGGTTGGCGTTCCTGCTGCCATCGTTAAACGTGGTCGAATTTTTGTCGTAGCTGGTGGTGACGTTATTAACGGCCAAGCCGTAAAAGTAGATGTTGCTACACAGAAGTTTACAGCAGATGCCGCTATCGACGTTCCAAACGCAGTTTTTAAAGGGAATGCATCAGCTGATCAATTAGTAGAAATCGAAATCAACTTACCTTAGGAGGGCAATCATACATGAAAACACAATTTCGTAACGACGGGTTAATTACCCCACAAGATTTAAACGCTATCGACAAGCGTATTTATGAGCCGCACGAGTCAGAACTAAAGGCTCGTAAGGTTTTTGCAGTGAAATCGGATATTCCGGCAGGCGCAGAAACGTACAGCTATGATGTAATCACTCGCTCAGGTGCAGCTAAAATCCTTGCTCCAGGTGCATCAGATGTGCCGTTAGTGGATGCGGATTTAGAACGTCACACGGTTGATATTTATTCGATTGCTGCAGCTTTTAATATTTCGGTACAGGAAGTACGCCAAGCACAAATGTCTGGCCGTCCTATCGAGGTGACAAAAGCTGATACAGTACGTAAAGCCATTGCCCAAAAGGAAAATCAAATCGCCTTTAGTGGTGAAGAAAAGTACAAAATTAAAGGCATTACAAATGCGACTGGTGTTCAAGTGTACGCTGTTCCGCAAGGTGAAAAAGGTTCAACTTCATGGGCGGAAAAAACGGGTGAAGAAATCGTTAACGATATTATCGATGCAAAAGGAAAAGTCGATAAATTACCGGGCCATGAAGCCGATACGCTTTTATTAACGACTGATGCTAAGTTATTGCTGCAGAAGAAAGTTTTCAACGACTTCACGAAGCAAACAGCTATTCAGTACTTAACTGCTGAAGGTTTCTTTAAAACGATTGAAACAGTCGAAGATCTTGCTGGGAAGGGTTTAAATGATTCAGATTGCTTTGTTGTGCTTGATTCGTCACCTTCAGTTGTTCAACTTGGTATTCCAATGGACATTACGCGGCACCCACAAGAGTACGCATTCCCGAACACAAAAGTTCCATTCGAGGAACGCTTAGCTGGTTTAATCATTCGTTATCCGATGGCTATTTGCCGTGCAGATGGAATTTAAGGGGGGACGTACATGTTAGTACAAAATAAAGGCAATCACTCGTATGAAGCGAATGGGGTTGTTTTAGCTCCTGGTGTAAACGATGTAAAAGAGGATGCATTCGAGAAATTCTTGAAGCATCCTTTAATGGCTCACCTTGATAAAAAAGGCGAGTTTGAGTATCAAAAGGAAGATAAGAAACTTACTGCTGATGAATTAATCGATCTAGTAGGCGACACATTCGACCCCGAATTGCTCGAAAAAATGAAGGATGGTGAAAAACGTAAAACGGTTCTTGAAGCCATCGAAAAACGCCTTGAGGAATTACAAGGTAAATAAGGAGTGAGCGCGATGCTTACAACAATTGAACGTGTCCGACTTTTAAGTGACGAGTTCGCATCAATTTCAGATGACCGATTAACAATGTACATTGAGGATGCTTCGAGTGAAGTGTCCTTTTTGAATGCTCCCGAACAGTACCATGAGCGATTAGCCCGTTATTTAACGGCTCACTTAGCGTCAATGAGTACAGCGGCACCACAAGCGGTTATTCGTGAAAAAGTAGATGTAATCGAGCGCCAATATAGTGACCCGAGCAAAAACACAGGATTATTCGCTTCAAAATACGGCCAAGAATATCAACGCTTGCTCGATGAAGTAGAGCAAGTGGCGCTCGCTAAAAAAGGCATTAATTTGGTGGTGTTCTGATGGGGGTGAAAATTCGAAATAAAAGCCGTATTCCAAAGGTGAGGCGTTCGTTACGTGAACTCAATACACTAGCGGTTGAGGTTGGGATTTTAGGTGAAGCAGGCAGTCATTATACCATGCTTGCCCGAGTGCATGAATTTGGCGTCACGATACGACAAGGTAGTGGCGAAATCGTAATTCCCGAGCGTTCGTTTATCCGTTCAGCTTTTGACGAAAACGAAACGAAATGGATTAAATTCGCTACCAAACGAATTGTTAAGGTTATAAATGGGCAAATGACCGCACGTGAACTTTATGAGCTGTTGGGGACACGTATGGTGGCGGATATTCAACAAAAAATTAAGGATTTAGATACACCAACACTTGCTCAAGCTACTATCGATGCTAAAGGTTCGAGTAATCCGCTTATTGATACAGGTGGCCTACGTATGCGCGTCACGTACAGGGTGGTGTCTAAATAATGCCTGAGCTAATGATATTTAAAGAAGTTATCGATCAACAAGGTGTGCCGTTTATTGCTCATATAAAGGGCAAGGGTGGATATGTTGACGGTGAGTGGATATCCGATGTAGAAGTACCGACTGAAACTGTAGGCATTATTCTTCCACTTACTGAAGATATTCTTAATTTTGCAGAAAACGGGACGTATACAACCAGAGAGAAGAAGCTTTTGACGACTACATCACTCGCTGAGGGAACACGATGTGAGTATAAAGGTGAATTCTATACCATTGAGGCATTTAAAGACTTTAGTGACTACACAGATGTGTTTATTTATGTAATGAGGTGGCGCAAAAAATGAATTTAATCAAAGCCATTCGAGAGCAGCTTGCTACAGATTATAATTTAACAATTATCCGTGCAGATCAAACAGGAGATGTACCTGCTTTACCTTATGTAACATATAAAATCATCAGTGACCATAAAGGTGTTGGGCGTGAAAGTGTCGAGCATATCGACGGAGAAAATCAGTTAATCGAGCAACGTTCCCAGGAGCGCAATGCAACAATTTCATTTAACGTATATGGAACTTCGCATGACAATGCTTACGAAATGGCTAAACAGCTTCGTAAGTGGTTCGAATGGCGAGGTTCTTTGTTTTTAGAAGAAATCAATATTGCACTCGTCAGTGTTTCCACTGTTGATAATCGTAGTGTATTTTTAGTTGATGCCTACGATGAAAAATACGGTTTTGACGTCATTATCCGTTATATCGATAGTGATGAGTTTGAAATTGATTACTTCGACAAAGTGGAATATGACGTAATTATTGAAAAGGAGTGATTGAATGTCACGTTTTGTTAAAGTTGACATTACACGCGAGACGAAACCTGTATCCGAAAAAGGATTCGGGTTACCGTTGATGCTGGCAACAAGTAAAACACTTGATTATAAAGTTTACACAGACATTTCAGAAGTGTCAGAGGACTTTGCAGAAACGTCACGTGAATACAAATTAGCTACACGTATGTTTGGTCAATCACCGAAAATTGCAGAACTTGCATGCTACGGTGTATCTTACGTACCCGATGCCGATGAACCAGCTGTTTTAGTTGCCGCTTTAAATGATTTAGTGGTGAAAAATAATGACTGGTTCTATTTAGTTTGCTCTGAAAACGGCAACGACGAAATCAAGGCACTTGCTGAATGGATGAGCACACAAGAAAAAATCTACGGCGTAACAACGCAAAATATTGCGCTGATAGAAGAAATAAAAGGTATGTATGAAAATACGTATATTTCGGTACATGACGATGAAAATGCATTCCATGCAGAGGGACTACTGGCTTATGGTGCACCGCAAACAATCGGTTCTTACGATTTTGCGCATAAGCAAATTAATGGAGTGCGTGCTGCACATTTATCTAACGCAGAAATTAACGCTGTTAAAGCAGCGAACGCCACAACAGCTGTAAATGAAATGGGGTTAATCGTAAATCTAACTGGTAAAGCAGTAGGTGGCGATTTCTTGGATGTTATTCAAGCAGATTATTTTTTACGTGCTCGCTTACGTGAAGATGTGTTCCAACATCTTGCTACGACGAAGAAAACACCATTTACAAATCCAGGTATTGCTCAAATTGTATCTGTAATGGATACACGTCTTAAATCCGCCTTCCGCCAGGGAATTATCGCGGAAGATGAAAATGGTGAACCAGATTATACAATCGTGTTCCCACGTCGTAAGGATATCCCGAAAAACGAACGAGCTAGCCGTGTATTACGTGGTATCAAGTTCCGTGCTGTTATAGCTGGTGCAGTAGAAAACGTTGAAATTGATGGTGTTTTAACTGTTTAAGGAAGGAGTTTTGTAGATGACAACGGTCTATAATTTTAAAAATACTCAGGTTATTGTCGCGGGTGCTATTATTACTGGCTATGCAGATGGTGATGCGATTCAGGCTGAGCCGAATGAAGATAAATGGACACAAACTATCGGTGCAGCCGGTGACGTTACTTATAACGAGTCCAACAACGAAACAGGACTTATTACATTAACATTGAAGACGTCTTCTAGTTCGATTCCGTATTTGCGTTCACTTTATAAAAGTAAACAATTATTTAATGTATTGATTCAGGATACAAGCAACAATGTACGTGTCACAGGCGAAGACTGTATGATTCAAAAATGGCCTTCTTTTACTCGTTCAGAGGAGGAAGCGGGCGTTGAAATTCCAATTTTATGTGCTTATTACAAGGAGGATTAATTTATGTTTAAACCAAAAACAGAAGAATTCACATCAAAAGAGGGCAATAAATATACATTTCAGACGGTAATGAACTCAAAGCAAGCGGAGATTTTAGATAAAGGTACAGATTTTAACGGTAAACTATTAAACGCTAAAATGATGCCTTTAATGTTAGATAACGTAGTTGTTGACCCATCAGGTTTAAAAATGGACGATTTTGAATCATTTGACGAACTACAAGAGGTAACAAGTGAAGCGTACCACTTTCTTCGTAAAGGAAAACTCTCGTCTCACAACGTTGACGGGGATTCAAGCAATACCGAAGGACGTACTGAATAGCGTTAAAAAAAATCTATGGCCGTATGTGGTAGCTCACCACTACGGTCAAGATCCTCATGAAGTAATGCAATGGGATAATGATTCAATTCTTGAAGCATTAGCCGCTTTGAAAGTAATGGGGGTGGTTAAGTGAGCAGTTTGCGCGAAACTTATGTGAGCCTAGAAATTAAAGATGATGCATCGAACAGTCTAATGCGCATCGATAGGTTAGTTAACGATATCAATCGCAATTTCCAAGTGCTGGGCAACCAAATTGATGGTTCTACAAATGGGTTTGGTGGCATGTCACAAGAAGTCGTCCGTCTAAATAACCGCTTAGATTCAGCGACTAACGTCATCGGAAGTATGCAAACAGCAATCGTCCGTTCGAATCGCGAAATGTTGGAGATGCGTAATTACGTTTCGCGAATTGAACAAGAATTGCAAGGTGCACGACAAGAAATTCATGCCTTGAATCAAGGTACCCAGCAGTTAAATAACAATGCTAAACAAGCATCGAGAAGCTTTGGAGATTTAGCAAGTAGTGTAACAGGTATCGCTGCTAGTTTAGGTTCGTTATCATTCGGTGCTTCACTAGTTAGTGAAGCTATTGAAATGGATACTGCTTTCGGTCGTTTGCAAGCTCGTACAGGCGCCACAGCTGATGAGCTTGAAGAATATAAGGCGATTGCTAAGGGTGTTTTCGTCGGTGGGTTTACAGAAAACATTGCAGAGGCGTCCGATAGTGTATCGACATTTGGTGCTATGTTCCAAGACCTCGGTACAGGTGATCTATCAAAAGTTGTAACGGGTGCTCATACCATTTCAAAAGCATGGGATCAAGAGGCTAAACAAGTTGGAAAAACAGTCTCTACCATGACAAAAACCTTCGAGGGTTTAAGTGAGACAGAAGCACTCGATTTAATTACAGTAGGTTTCCAGCGAACAGGCGATCACTCGGAAGACCTATTAGATACCTTTAATGAATATTCGACTCAATTTAAGGCACTTGGTTACGATGCAGAAGGATTTACAGCCACACTAATTGCTGGTGCTGAATCGGGCGCTTTCAATTTCGACAAATTAGCTGACACCGCTAAAGAAGGGTTCCTCAAAATGGGGGAGGGCTCCAAAGACACACGAAGCGCTTTAGTCGCTATGGGCTTAGATGCTGATCAGGTTATTAATGGCATCGGTCAAGGTGGGGATGAAGCGCAAAAAGCGTTCATGGGTGTATCTACAGCTTTAGCCAGCGTAGAAGACCCGGCAAAACGTACCGAATTAGCTATTGCCGCATTTGGTACACCAATCGAGGACTTAGGACCACAGTTTGCAACGTTTTTCGGTTCAGTCAATCAAGATTTAGGTGATTTTGAAGGAGCAACACAGCGAGCGTCAGATTCCATGATGAACCGTTTTGGACCACGAATGACATCAGCGTGGCGAGATTTGAAATTAAGTATTATTGATGCATTCAGTGGTGAAGGGACACAAAATTTCCTCGGTACATTAGCTGATGATATTGAGGGTGCTTTACCGTCTATTAAGGCAGGGCTTGCATCATTTGGTGAAACAATCTCAAACAATATCATACCAGCTTATAATACATTCAAAACAGGTCTTAATTGGCTTATCACAAACGGTCCGATAATAGGCGCAGTAGCTGTTGGTATTGGTGCAGGATTCGCTACGTTCAAGGTTGTGACAACAGTTTCGGCAGGGTTATCGATGTTAAGTGCAGCATTAGCCGCATACAGAACAGCAGGCCTTATGGCGGCGGCAGCTCAATTAGGGTTGAATACAGCGATGTTAGCAAGTCCGCTCACATGGATTGTAGTAGGCATCGCCGCAGTAGTGGCGGCAGGGATATTGTTATACCAAAATTGGGACACGGTAAAAGTTAAAGCTGGCGAATTATGGGGCGTGGTACAAACTGTATTCGGTTCAATTTACGACTGGGGAGCATCTAAAATACAGGGTGTAACAGGGTTCTTTGGTGGTTTGGTCGATAAAGTTAGTGAGTTCATTGGTAAAATTACAAACTTCAAAATGCCTGAATGGGTGACGAACGTCGGCGGAGCAATTGGTGGAGCAATTGATAAAGTCGGTAGCTTTATTTCTGGTTCTCACGCAACTGGTTTAGCAAGTGTACCTTACAATGGCTACGTAGCAGAATTGCATAAAGACGAGGCGGTTTTAACAGCGCAACAATCTAACGCCTTACGCTCAGCTGGTATTTTATCAGGTAACAGCAATGGTACACCAAATCTTAATTTAGGTTCAGGGATTCCTACCCCTAGCTTTGCAACATCAAATGTGAGTGTGTCTGCTAATGCGCCAGAAGTAAATCCTATGGTTTCTACTAGCGCAGGAACAGACGTTCATCTTTCTATGCCGATAGAAATCATTATTCAAGGGAACGCTGACAGTTCGACAATTGAGCAAATTAAAGCGGCTATGAAGCAATTAGAAGCAACATTCGGTACGAAAGTACGCCAAATCATAGAAGAAATTTTTGCAAAAGAGTTAGCAGGATTGGAGGGATAATATGCCGTACATTGCCGGTGTTTTAATTGATGTGATTACAGATGTAAAGCCGAATGAAACGTCTAGCACTACGGACCATGCACTAGAGGATTTATCCCAAATAGCCGATCATGTTATCAATAACCCGACGACAATCGCGTTGTCTGGTGTTATTTATGATGAATCTGACGCAAAAGTAGGTGCTCTACGAAAAGCACGAGAAAATGGCACTATTTTTAACTTTGATTATATGACGGGCTATACGAATATGGTCATTACAAACTTTTCTTCAGAGTACACCGCTTCAATTAAAAAAGGTTATAAGTTCTCAATGACGTTGAAACAAGTTAAAACCGTTAAAGCAGCTACATTTAGTCCGGCACAAAGCGCAGGTTTACAAAGGCAAACGGGCGCAGTAACAAGTAAAGGATTAATTCAATCGACAGTGAGGTGAACAGTGTGTATTCGGAGTATATTGAGATTCCAAAAGAGGATATTCCATTCGATTTTGAAATCGATTTAGGCGGGAAGGTCTATAAATTAGAGATACACTATAACGCGTTTGGCGACTTTTTCACAGTTGATTTAAGCAAGGATAACGTAACACTCATACAGGGCGAAAAACTTATCCTGAACAAGCTACTATTTCGAAATTTCGTGCATGCTGACTTACCTACTGTACGTTTAATTCCTGCCGATCGTTCGGGGAGTGCCAAGCGCATTACTTATGACAATTTTGGCCAAACAGTATTTTTATATGTCGTGCGAGGTGAGGTAAATGAATGATTTATGGATGCGCCAATGTTCGTTTAGTTGCGGAGGCACGTTTGAGAGTCCATTAACAATCAAGTTCCGAGTGCCATTTAGTGACGATGAAAAT